CCTTTACCATACCATTTATCTGCCAACATCATATCAGCAACAACATTAGGTACAGGCGTCCAGTAACCTAGATAACAGATTGCTCTGTGAGCATATCCTGATCTATAAACTTCATGACTCATTCTCGAATCTAACGCCACTAATATATCACATTGAAAGTCACGATAGATTGCATTACAACCTATTACGGTTGCGTAATCTTTCATCTTTACGAGGTCTAGTCCTATGCGTGATTTACCATTGCCGAGACATACGGCTTTGTCGATCCATCTTAAAGTTTTCATCAATTTTCATCCTATTATTATGTAGTAGATATCTGTACAATATCATAATTTAAATAATTAAAACTTGCTTGTACCTGCAAGTAGTCAACATCACTTGCCTTAATATCATAAGACAATGATCCTAGAGAGATAGGATATACATTTGAAAATCTTATCTCTGTTTTAGCAATATTCTTGCTACTTAAAACTGTTAGTGTTGCGTCTGAATAAGTACCGCCTTCTGCTAAAGGTGTTGGTGTTCTCTTTGATCCTGTTGCGACTGAACTTGCAGTCGAACCAGGAAATCTATCAGCGCCTGTTGCTTGTAGATCAGCAAATTGTGTATGATTTTTAGGAAATCCTAGACCACTAATCCAATCGTGTAATTCTTTATAGTTGTTTAGATTTTCATCAACAAGAAATGATATGTCTAAAGTCTGATAATTTATCTTATCACCAGGTATTGGATAATCATATAATGGTGTGGGTACAGTCGCTGTGCCTAAACTTATGCCAGGTATGTTTGCTGTCTGTACAAAGAACTCTACCTTAGGTAGTTTTGCCATTTTAAATCTAAACTGTATCGGACTTGCATAATCTAGTTTAGAGGGTTCTCTGTTAATTATATTTGTTGTTGTCATATTACTATTTATAATGAATTTTGTGCTAAAAAAAAGGGGGAATAAATCCCCCTTTTTTCGTAATCTGATTTAACAGATATTACATGATGTTAGTAATTTTAACACGTCTGTAATATAAGTTAGCTTTTCCAGCAGCAACAGCACCTGAGTTATCTAAAGCACCGTCTCCGTCTGAAGTTGCGAAAGGATTTTGTACCATTCCGTATCTAGTCTTGAATCCAATTTTTGGTTGGAAACTGTTTTGACCAACTGCTCTCACCATTTGTAGTGGAACGTATGGGCAATAGAACAGACCAGAATCGTAAGGTGAAGTTCCTTTGTAACCAGCAACGTAGTATTGACTAGCAGCAATGTTCGCAGCATATGGATCAACATATACTTTGAATTTACCGTTTAGTACACCAGCGAAAGTATTACCAGTGTCATCTACGTTTAAGTTTGTTGCAAGAGCAGGAGCGTAATCTAATACACCTGACATTTGAAGTGCAGAAGCAACATCAGCTGAACAGATAATTATATTACCTTTTCCTCTTCTCGTTAATTGACCAATAGCATTAGCATCTCTTTCAAGTTGGAATAATAGTCCTTTGAATTTCTCAACTGACCATCTACCATTTGAGTCTGTGTCTAAGTCAAAGATACCAGCAGTTGTAGTATTTACTTGTGCACCCGCTTTTGCGTGTGAGTAAATAGTTCTAACTACTTCTCTGTTGATCTCAGCAAGGATCTCACTTGATAAGATATTTGCTAATTCAGTCTCAGCGTCTAAACCGTGGATTGCTTTTAAATCTTGAGCAAGTTCCATAGTGTATTCTGCTTTAAGAGCTCTTGACTTCGCAGTGACAGTTACCTTGTCAATGCTGAAAGCCATTTCTGCGAACTCATCTGAACCATCACCTAATGTCTCTGCTTGTGCAGTAGTCATACCAGAACCAGTTGTGTAAGTTCCAGCAGATGGTGAATCGTTTAGAGTTGCAGGGTTAGTTCCTGATTGAGCGTCTGGAGAACCAGTGTCACCAGCAGCGTCTCTAGCAGAAAAGTCTGAATCAGCTTCGTTGAATAATGCCTCAGCACCTGCTTGTGAACCAAATCTTGATTTCATAGCGAAAATCAAACCAGTTGGACCAGTCATAGGTTGAACACCGCAAATGTCGTATGCGATTAAGTTAGGCATTGCTCTTCTAACTAATGATATTAAAACAGGATCCCAATTGTCAACAGATGAACCAGTTGCGTTAGCTGGTGCAGCTTCTGACATAAACGATCTGTCTTCTCTAACTGCTTTTTCTTGGTTTTCAAGAATTACAGTTGTCACAGCTCTTTTGTATGCGTCACCGATTTTTGGTAAATCAGGATGCTCCAATACTGGCTGCCATTTTTCTTGTAAGTTTTCAGTAAGATACATTTTTATCTCTCCGTTTCCTATTTAATTTAAATTAAACCTTTACAGATTTAATGTTTTTAGTTATAGCGGCTGTATATGCAGCCATAGCATCGGTATTGCTCTCTAAAGTAGGAGCGTTAGCCGCAACTGAATCAACTTCATCTTTCGAAGCAGTTTCTTCAATCTTTGATTTAGGGAAGTAAGATTCTTTAATAGTTTCTAACTTCTCTCTAAACTTGTCAGCACTTTCGTACTCAACATTCTCAGCCATCTTCTCGAATTTTTCTGTCTCTGTGTCTGCTAAATCGTCTGAAACTTCTGCAACGATTGTAGCTCTGTCAGCGTCAGAAACTTTTTTACTTAACTCAACATTCTTTTCGATTTGTTCGTTAAGTTTGTCTTCAAGTTTTTTGTTCTGATTAGTTAAGTCATCAAGTACATTATATTTTTCTTCAGGAACATCAATGTAGTGTTCTTTGAATAAGTCTTTAAGACCAGTAATAAAGTCTTCAGCGATCTCAGTTCTAATTCCTCTTTCAACCGCTAATTCATTTTCTTTCATCCATTCTTCAACAACGTAGTTTAGATAACTATCAACTTTTTCAGTCATCGCTTCTTTGATTGTTTCTTTTTCGGATGCAAGTTTTTCTTCGTACTGTGCTTCAAGGATCTTAGTTTGTTCCTTAATTCTTGTCTTAACAGCAGTTTCAAATATAGTAGCTGCTTTATCTTTAAATTCTTCAGATAGATCAGCGTCAGATGAAACTAATGCTTTAACATCATCGGATAGGTCAATTTCTACTTCTTCCGCTGATTCTTTTTTCATAGACTTCATTTCTTTTTTATCTTCTTTTGAATCTGAATTGTCCATCTTCATAGCCATCATTTTTTTCTTGCCGTCTTTGTCCATGTCTTTCATAGCAGACATAGGCATTTTGCCAGCCATTTCAGCGACTTCTTCTTCAGTTTCTTCTTTTTTCATAGAAGGTTTTTGGTCGTTTGGTAAAGAACCATCGTTAGCGTCTTTGTTGACCTGATCTGATACTTTCTTAATCTTTTTCGTAGCGTCTGGGTTAGTGTCTGTTGGTTTCACAACAGCCGAACCTAGATCCTCTGCGTCATTTTTAAGTTCAGTAGATTGAGCTGGAGCGGCGTTCGCATTTACAGCGTTCTTCACTTGCTCTTCTACTTGTTTTTCTGTATCGGACATTAGGTCTCTCCTTGATAATTTAATTAATTAATTAATTATTAGTTAATATTATTTATACTTTTAAACATCTCAAAACCTACGCAGCGTATAGTTTTTGCGTCTGTTAGATTTTGTTCAAAAAGTCTTTAAATATTGAAGCTTTCTTCTCTGCCAATTCGGCACGTTTAGTCTTCTCTATTTCTTCTTTGTATTTTTCAACTTCCATACTTTTCAGTACTCCGTTGTCCCATACCCACTCTTTACCTTCCATAATACCTTCTACGAAAGCGTCTGGAGCAGACGGGTCTGCAACTATATCAGCTGCGGTTGCGAGATAGAAGTCTTTGCCTACAACATTACCTTGCGATCCTGATTGTAGAGAACCCATACCTCTTGAAGATACACCCAATTGAGCACCCTCGTCAATTAGATTCTTGACGATCTTACCGTATGGCGTATCCATTATCTTCGCCTCACCCACAAAGTTTTTACCCTCTGGTTTAAGACTAGTAATCATGTGTGAAACTCTTTCTAGGTTTACTGTTGGTCCATCTGGATGTCCTAGTTCACCAAAAGCACGTTTCTTGTTTATAAATTGTTCGTTATATCTTTTAACTTCTTTTGCAAGTGTACCTACTGGATAGATTCTACCATTACGGTTCTTAATATCCGCTTGCATAAAGATACCTTTTATCTTATAGTCTTTTTTACCATTAGCATTTTGCTCTGTTAAGACTTCGATATTTTCTATTGTTTCTGTAATAAGTTTCATCTCTCCACCTTTTCTTATCTTATTTCTAAAATTATTGTGTAGTTATCACCTGCAACAAATCCTTTTGTTGAAAGTAATATATCACCTGCAGGCGATGTGTTTGCTGTTAGTGTTGCATTATTAGGTATAGCATTTCCAGCAGTATAATAATCATGTACACCACGACCTGAAAAGAATCCTATTGTTGCATTTGCAGCGTTATCACCACTACCTGCCCACAGTAATTCTACTCCTGATTTACCATTCGTAGTGTTTACTGACCAATATATTTTACCGAGAGTTCTATTTGCGTCCTCGGTCATAAACGTCAATTCACTAGCGTCCATCTTTGTCACCAGTGTCTCACCTGATCCGTCAGAGATGTTAGTAAATTTCATTACTGTTTTTGTACCAGCAGTATCTACTATCGTCTGACTTGTTACCACATCAGCCATTAATTGTTTCTCCTAAATTCAGTCACCAACAAATAACTCGTCACGTCTGAGTCAGTTGTCAATAATATTTGTTTATCGTTACCAAATTTTAACTGATTAGGTCTAAGTCCATACTTACCCTTATCAGTTAAACTCAAATTATTAGTTTCACTGGCAGCACTTATAGTTAGTGTGCCTGTGCCTTCTATCTGGTAATAACATTCTATTAGACTAACTAATGATTTATTATTACCTTCAATAAGATTCTCAGCGTCAACCATTACTTGGTCTGTTTCACCACCAACACCTTGTGATCTAACTATATATTTCTCTGTGGTATCCACCACATTGGTATTAGTTATCGCCATAATAAATTACGCTGTAAAGTTTTCGTCTTTTCTTAATTCTATAA